AAAGGAACAGGAAAAAAACCTAAAGGCTCTGGAAGGAGATTATATACAGATGAAAATCCTAAAGATACTGTCCGTATTAAATTTGCTACGCCCACGGATGCGAGAAAAACGGTCGCAAAGGTTAAAAGAATTAAAAAGCCGTTTGCTAGGAAAATCCAAATCCTAACAGTAGGAGAGCAAAGAGCCAAAGTTATGGGCAAAACACAAGTTGCTAATATATTCAAAAAAGGTAAGATGAGTATAAGGAGAACTAGAAAAAAATGACAAAACTATGTCCTAGAGGTAAAGCAGCAGCTAAAAGAAAATTTAAGGTGTACCCTAGCGCCTATGCTAATGCCTATGCTTCTAAAATCTGTGCAGGTAAAATTAAAGACCCAAGCGGCGTAAAACGTAAAGATTTTAAAGGACCTAAACGGAACATAGGTGGCATATCTATTTCTCAACAACGTAAGCAGGTTTCTGCTGATCGTAAAGCAAGAGGCGGTACTAAGGGACTTAGAATGGTCGCTGCAGGTTGTGGTATGGTCGCTAATAATAGAAGAAAAAAGACTAAACTACTTACAAGAGCAGCTTAGGAGGTAATCATGCTAGATTCAATCAAAAGTAAATGGAACTCTCTAAACAAAAAAGGCAAGATGATTGTCGTTATTGTTGGAGTTGTTGCAGTATACGCAATATCACAGATAGTTTAATATGTCTGGCCACAAAGGATTAGCGAAGTGGTTCAAACAAGATTGGAGAGACATCAGCTCAAAAAGAAAAGATGGCAGCTTCGCTAAATGTGGTAGAACAAAACAAAAAAAAGACGCTAAACGAAAATATCCAAAGTGTGTCCCCGCAGCAAAAGCTGCACGTATGACTAAGGGGCAAATCAAATCCGCAGTTTCAAGGAAAAGAGCCGCAGGTAATGTAGGCCCTAAACCCACAAACGTAAAAACAATTGTCAAGAAAAAAACACGCAGAAAAAATAAAGCTTGATGTAATTGATTGGTCTAAGCAAGTCTTAGAACCTATGAATAAACATTTAGGATTTCCAGCGTGTCCGTTTGCAGCAAAGTGGCGAAAAGACGGTAAGCTGAGAATAGAGGTAAGATCTGATAAATCTAAATATGAAAAACACCTAACGGCATTACTTAAAGATTGGAATAAAAAGAAACATGATATCATTATCTTTTGTGACCCTTATTATGATCAATATAGTTTAGAACAATTTCAAGAAAAAATAGATTTTTACAATAAAACTTATAATAGACGAGACGTATATTTTATGGGGTTTCATCCTGATAATCCTGCCTCTGTAGAAGAACAAGAGTTCTTAGTAGAACCCACTGATGACACCACATACGATAATCCGATACCATACTCTATGATGCTAATACAAAAGTTTAAACAGCTTTACGAAGCAAGTTGCAAACTACATAAGATAGGTTATTATAAAAAATGGCCTCCTGAATACTATGAGGAGGTAGTTGCAACAAGGCAAAAAACATATGAACGGTTATTTAAAAAAGGAGTAACATCATGATGGGAGCAAAAAAAATGCCTGGAATGGGCATGATGGGTGGCGGTAAAAAGAAAAACGTCATGAAAAAAGGCGGCAAGAAAAAGAATGTCGTGAAGAAAAAACCTAAAAAACGTGGCGCAGTAAAAAAGCGTGGCGGTGGCATGAAGCCAAAGATGTAATATGGCTACCTCGAATACCACCACTTTTAATCTTTCTTTTGATAGCATCATTGAACGTGCTTACGCTCGTTGTGGTAAGTCTATGAGAACAGGTTATGAACTGCAAGCAGCAAGGGATAATTTAAACTTGCTGTTTTCAGAGTGGGGTAATCGGGGTATTCATTTATGGAAAGTAAAAAATCATACACAAAATCTTACTGCGGGTACTACAACATATACCGCACCGTCAGATGCATCTGACGTTTTGGAATTAGTTTTTAGAAAAATTAGTGGTAATACAACAACAGACACTAGCATGACAAAAATATCTAGATCTGAATATGAAAATGTTCCTAATAAATTTGAACAAGGACAACCAAGTCAATACTTTATACAGAGAAATTTATCAAACGTTGAGATAAATCTTTATCAGACACCTAATGAAACAGATACACAAATAAATTACTTTTATGTAGGTAGAATAGAAGATGTAGGCGCTTACACAAATGAGCCTGACGCACCTTTTAGATTTTTACCATGCACTGTAGCAGGTTTAGCATACTATCTAGGACAAGAGATAGCACCAGAAAGATCACAAGAATTAGAAAGAAGATATGAGGCAGAATTACAAAGAGCATTGACTGAAGATAGTCAATCAACATCTGTAAATATTGTGCCTAGAAGTTTTTACGTGGGGTAAAACATGACCTTTGCAAATGGTAATCGTGCTATAGCTTTATGTGATAGATGCGGCCAACAATATAAATACTTACAATTAAGACAAGAATGGAACGGACTTTTTACCTGTCCTGATTGCTTTGAACCTAAACACCCACAATTAGATCCAGGACATCATCCGGCAGATGCAATTGCACTAAGAGACCCTAGACCAGCAAGACAAGAACCAGTTACTGTTTTTGTAGGTGCACCAGGAGATTCTGCCTTTGAATCAGATGGCATGGTACCCTCAACACTAAGCAATCAGTTGCTAATAGGATCAAGTGTTGGTACAGTAAGTGTGGTGATATCATGAATTATTCTGAACTTTTAGATAACGTTAGAAACTACACAGAGGTTACATCTGATGTATTATCTAATACTGTCGTCAATGTTTTCATTACAAATATAGAAAATCAGATAGATAGACTTCTTGACTCAGACTCACAGAGAAGATACGCAACTTCAGTTTTTATAGCCAATAACTCTTTTCTTGATGTTTCAGGACCTGAGGGTGGTTTTAGATTTGCAAGAGGTTTACAATTACATAAATCAGATGGCACTATAGAGTGGTTAGAGCAAGTAGATACTACTTTTATTGATGAGTTTGCAGTGCAAAGATCTACCTCAAATACGAGTTTTACAGGTGAACCTAAGTATTGGGCAAATTGGGATGCCAATACATTGATAGTAGCACCAACCCCTAATGCTGCTTACACTGCAGAATTATGGTATTCTGAAACTCCAGAGCGTTTAGGTAACGGAGCAGGTTCAACATCTACAACAACTTTTGTTTCTAATAATGCACCAGAAGTTTTATTATATGGTGTAGTATCAGAGGCGTATTCATACTTGAAAAATATACAAGATATGCAATTATACCAACAGAAGTTCCAAACAGCTCTTCAGGCTTTTGCTAATGAGCAAATGGGACGTAAACGAAGAGATGAGTATACTGATGGTGTACTGAGAGTACCTTTACCGTCAGCAGACCCAAAAGCCTAAGGAGGGCATAAATTATGACAATAAACCAAGCAGTCTGTGCATCCTTTAAACAGGAGTTGCTAGCGGGAGATCATGATATCGACAATGATACAATTAATCTTGCTCTCTACACAAGCTCTGCAACATTAAATGGAAACACAACAGCCTATGCAACAACAAACGAAGTTGGGGCATCAGGAACATATGCAGCAGGTGGTGCGACTTTAACAAGTCCTACCATTGGCTTAACCAAAACAAGTGCAACAGCTTCAACAGCTTTTGTTGATTTTGCAAACGTAAGTTTTACTTCAGCAACTATTTCTGCTCAAGCAGCTTTGATCTATAATAGATCATCATCAAATACAAATGCAGCTATTGCAGTTTTAGATTTTGGTGCAGTTAAGACATCAACAAACGGTACATTTACAATCGCATTCCCAACAAACGATGCATCAAGTGCTATATTAAGATTATCTTAATATAGGAGGTCATTACCATGGCAGATGCTTGGAATGAGGGCACGTGGGGACAAGGATTTTGGGGCCAACAAAGTTCTGTAACAGTAACCCTTACAGGTGTCTCCTCTACATTTGCATTAGGCACTGAGTCAGTTGTTGCAGATAGTTTAGTAACTCTAGACTCATTACAGTTGACGTCAGCCGCAGGAACTGCTGTCGCTGAACAAGAATCTATTTTTCCCTTAACAGGTGTTTCATCAACATTTAACTTAGGCACTTCAAGCATAGAAGAAGGAGCAGGAGTAACTCTTGCGAGTCTTTCTATGGCATTTACTGCGGGAGATGAAACTGCTTCTGGCACAGTCGATGCTGGTTGGGGTAGATCTACATGGGGATCTTTTGCATGGAATGAAAACATAACACAAGAAGTTAGTGTCACTGGCGTTGCCATGACAAGTGCTTTAGGCACTACCACTCAAGAGGTAGGTACAGGAGTTATTGTATCTGTAACTGGGTTGAGTATGACAAGTGCTTTAGGTACTACCACTCAAGAAGCTTCCGCAGTAGAAACATTAGATAGTCTTACTATCGGTGCTGCCCTATCAGGAGCTTCAGGTATAACAGGTGAAGGAAACGTAGGAGTTATAGCTCCTTCAGATCAATTAGACTTT